TAGCGCCGTCAGTGGCCTCTCGGGACAAGTCCTCGGGGCTCGGCGTCTCCTCGGGTATGCCGCCGCTGTCGTCGCTGTCCAGTGGATGCTTCATGGTGCTGCTACTCCTCCCGGCGTCTCGTCGTGGCTGGGCGTGGGGTGGCGGGTGGTCATGCTCCTACTTCGACAGCCGCTCGTGTAGCTCCAGCAGCGCCGACGAGATGAGCTTGACCGGTGCCTGCGGGTTGAGCTTCGCCAGCGTCGGCTCGAACTGCGCCAGCAGAAAGTTGACCGACGTCTCCTCGCACTTCACGTCTACCGGCTCGGTCCCGAGCTGGTCCGAGGCCTTCCCGGCGATGGTCGCCGCGAACCCCTCGACGCCGAAAGCGTCCCAGATGCGGTTGAGCTTCCGCGTCTCGTCGAAGGTCTTGGGCTGAATGGCGGACGCCACAACCCAGATGATCCACTTGTCGTGCTCGGAAACGCTGACGGTTCTGTCTGCCATGTCGTTCACTCCTTCAGTTCGTTACGTCGCGGCCAACGCCGCATCAACCAGCCCCAGCGCCACGGCGGTCGCATAGGCCGCTTCGCGCTTCGCCTGTCTGGTGCCCGTTGCTCCATCGTAGGCCGCAGCCAGCGCGGTGCGGGCGCCTGGTATGTCGGCCCCTCCAACCAGGATGATGTCCCCGAACCCGGCCGGCATTGGGTTCTTGTGGACCCGCGTACTGTTGCCGACGTCACGGGCAACAATGCAGAAGGTGCCGAGGATGCGATTGGTGGCCGCCGCGCTCTTGTACTCGACGCACAAGACGAAGCGCGGGTCCACGCGGGCGTCGCGCCGGTCTTCCTGATCGCAGACGTCGGCGCGGGTGATGTTGGGCGTACTGATTGCTGTGGATAGGGTGAGCATGGCGGGTTCCTTTCTGGGCTACGACCAAGCACCAGGCGCGGTTCCGCCAACCCAGGAGCCGTCGTAGATGTAGAGCTTGTGGTTTGTGGTGTCGTAGACGATCGGGATGGTTCCGGTCTGGGTTGTCGGCGTGCCGTTTGGTGTACCGGCGCAGGTCGGGATGTAGAGGAAGCCGTTTGTCGCATCGGTAGCGAGGGCGGCGCCCTGGCAGACGATAGACCCAGCCCCTACCTTGATGGCTTGCCCTGCGGTGATCGTGACGTTGGCGCCGGCAATCGGAGCCGCCGTGACGTAGAGGGTGGCTGCTGTGGCGATTGCGCAGGTTGCCGTGTCGCCCGCAATCGTTGGTGCCTGAATCGTGGTGAAGTTGAACCCGGCGGCCGTGGCAATGCCCGTGGCGCCCGTGACACTCAAAGTGCTGGCGGCGAACTTCACGCCGTCCCAGACGGCTCCGGCTGCGCTGGCGATGGTCTTGGAGTCCGATACAATCAACCGACTGGTAGCTGTCGGGCTACTGCCTATACCGACGCTACCACTCGCAGCGATCCCAATTCCGTAAAGAGGATTTCCGAAATAGAATTCACTGTAACCTGTGTTGTTCAACCAAAAAACGTCAGAGCCAGCCGGCAGACCTACTGCCCCACCTCCGACCGCCGTCTGAAAGAATCTGATGGCAGCCTGTGCACCCGCAACGCTCTGAACGTCGACATTGCGGTATGGCTGCGCCGTTCCGATCCCGACATAGCCACTCGCCACAACCAGGGCTGCCGTAGCGGTGATCGTCGGCGTTGCCCCACCACCCGCCCCAGCCGCAGGCGGCCCGGCAATCGTGACCGTCGCCGCGGCTGGCACCGTGTAGGCCGCGCCAGCCGTCTGCGTGATGACCGGCGCCGCGAAGTAGGCCGCCGACAAGGACGAAGGCGCAACCCCTCCAGCCGTGAGAGTGAGGGTGCTGGCCTGGAAGTCGAGCCCGCGCCAGACCGAGAGAGCGGCCGGGACGGCAATGGTCTTGGTTGCCGAGATGGCCAGCGACGACTGCGCCGAGGCGGTGGCGCCGCCGAGCAGCGCCGTGCAGGCTGCCGTGGTGGCGAGCTGGGTCAGACCTGTGGCCGTGCCGCCCGTGACGGCCACTGCGTTGGCGGCCTGGGTGGACATCGTGCCAAGCGCCTCGACGGCGTTGAAGTGCGCCGACGACTGCGTGCCGGCCGCAGAGGCGGAGGCGGGGGGGAGATTCGCCGCCGGGACCTTGCTGCCGCTGTCGAGGGGCGCGTAGCCAGAGGCGGCGCCTTTGGCGGCGGTTGCCTCCTTGGCCGCCAGCGCAGCAGTGAGGCCGTCCACATCGGACATGGCAGACGGGAAGCTCTGCGGGACATCTACGGTCGGGGTTTGCGTCGCCATGACTTACCTCCAGGCCAGGTCGCGGATGATCAGGTCGCAGTAGAGCGCGCCAGGAGCCACCCCTCCGGCCAGCGCCACGATCAGGGCATCGGCATACCCGTACCCGCTCGGATCCCAGACGATGGACCTGGCCGCATCCCCGGCCGTCACCGTGTCCTCGGCGAACAGGTGCCACCCTTCGTCGCCGTGGAGTCCGTAGCGCTGCACCGTCACGTTCTGGCCGGTGCACGAGACGTTGAGGCACACCAGCTTTCCCAGCGCCGCGGCCGTGGGGTCTCCCGGGGTCGGCAGCGTGGCCGATTTGGGCGGCGCCACCATAGCCTTCGGGTAGTCGTTGGTGGTATCGAGGATGATCGAATACCCCGCGGCGTCGGGCGTGGTGAGCTGGCCCGCGAAGTAGACCCGGGTTCCGCTGTCGCGGACCTTCAGAATGCTTGTGTCCTCGTACATGATGGTGTCCTTTCCTGCCGTGGTGTACTTTTGGGGCAAATTGTCAAGAGGTAATTTCTGGGCCGGCTCTCGCGCCGTTGACGGTGACGACGTTCCGGCGGATCATGGTGGGCATGCGAACAGGGCCGTGGTATCTTACAGGCATGACCTGCCGGCCATCCACCGTCCGAGGAGCGTGCGCGCCGCCCGTAAGGCTGGCAGGTCGACCGGGACAAGGTGCGCACGCTCCTCGGGCGGTCGAGCGAGAGGAGAGCATCATGCGAACCCTGATCCTATCGACCATCATCGCGACCTTCCTGGCGTGCGGGGGCATCGGGCTGGGCGTGCCGGGGGAGGATGCCGGCGCTGACTCCCAACCCATCGCCGTGCCGGGGGATGCGGTGTGCGAAGCCATCGCGCTTCGCCAGTCGCCAACCGTCACCTGTGGCTACGAGCTGCCCGCAGGAGAGTGCGGCGCGCTGACCGTCTACGTGGATGGTGAGTTGCAGCCAGCGCACCTGCTGAAGGTGTTCTGCTTCGAGGGCATCGTGCTCGTGCCCAGCGATGCGCACGGCCTTTGCCCGCCGCGCGAAGTCTTGCTGTGCGACGACCGACACGATTAGTGCCCCCACATCTGGACGGTGAGCACCGCATTGTGCCAGTCATTGCTGCTGGCGTTTACGGTACAGTTGTGGGTTACAGCGAGGTGGTTGCAGATTTGCAAGACTACTGAATGTGTACCTGTACCGCTGAATACCCAATTCCCGGCTGTACTCATATTACCGCCAGAGTCCAGCCCGTAGGCAATTCCCATCGTGCGACTCCATGCCATGATCGTAGCTGTGGTGTCGTCCTGAATGAGCATCGCGCAGCCCAAACTCGGATCGGTGGTCCCAAATGAAATTGACCCAAACACGAGCGCCAGCGACGCCGTACCCGTCACGCTGACGCTTACCGATGCCACCGTCTGGCAGGCTCCAGCCGTGTTCACAGAGTAATCAGAAGACGCAATGTTGGTGTACGAAGTAAAGAAGGCGTTGCTTAGGTAGCTCGTGGCCGAGCACGACGTGATCTGCCCGTTGGTCGCGTTGATGGTGTTGGCGCTCGAACACGAAACGGCGTTTGCCGCAAGGTCAGAGGTCGCGTGCCCGGGCAGGTAGCCGCTGCCATCTCGGATCGGAATCGTGCCGGCGGTCGTGGCGGTCGTGCCCACGTCGGTCTGTGTAATGGTCTGCGTTCCGCTCAGCGTCTTGGTGGCGTTCGGCAGGACCACGACGGCTGCGGCAGAGGAGGCGACGTGGACCTTCGGGTTGTCCGCCACCGCGGCGCTCGTAGCCGTGACGGTGCTACTCCCCGTGGAGAACGAAACGTTGGTTGTGCCCTGGTAGAGCGTGTTCGTCGACGCGCGCGCGTCGGTCAGCCTAGGGTCTGCGCCGGTGACCACGCTGTTGGTGGCGGTTCCGGTAGGCAACCAACCGATGTCGATCTTGCTGTCGGTGCCGGCGCAGGGGATGCCGCCCCCCTCGGGCGAGGTCGCGCAGAAATGCGTCTGCGTTAGCGTCGTGGTGTCGGTGACCGTCAGGGTTGCCTTCGGGGTGACGAGCACATGGGTATTGACCTTGGTGTCGCTCACCGTCGGATCATTGTTCACGAGCGCCGATGTCCCCGTCTCGGTGTGGGTCGTGCTGTTGGTCCAGGTGCCGGTGCCGGTGCCGGTCACGGTCGCGGTCGCGGTAAAGGTGGCCGACCCGTCTCCGAACGACGGAAGCGTGGCGGTCGTGGTCCCCGTCTCCGAGGCTGGCACCGTCAGCGTGATGGTCTGCCACCCGGTAGCCGAGTGGGTCTGGGTATCGGCGACCGTCGCGGAGACAAACCCCAAGCCCGAGGTGGCCGTGGAAGATCCCGTGATCGTTTTGCTTCCCGTGGCCGTGGCAATGCCGGTGCCCGAAATAGTGCCGGTTCCGGTGCCCGTACCCGTCGCCGTGGCGGTACCCGTGATGGATGCGGTTACCGTGCGGGTCTGCGTCCCCGAGCCGGTGCCGGTGCGCGTGGCTGAAAGAACATCGAACTGCCATACGGTCAGCGTTTGGGTCGACGTGCCGGTAGACGTAAAGCTCAGAGTGGCAGTCTTGGTGCCGGTGGCGACCCACGTGTAGTAAACGGGGGACTTCACGCTGATGCCGCCGCTCATCGTCTGCGTGGCCGTGGTACTGCCGGTTCCCGTGCCCGTCGCGGTGTCGTTGACCGAGGACAGCCAGATGAGCCCGCCCGCGCTGTAGAGCGTGTTGGTCGAGGAACCCACCGCCGTCACGGTCAGTGGAACATCTCGCCGGATGTAGAATGTCCCCGTTCCAGTCCCTGTCGCGCTACTGGTGCCGCTCGCCGTGAGTCCCGCGCAAACCATGCCGGCCGCGCATGTGATGGGGTGATCGGGGTGTTGGGAATCGAGCAGTTGGTTGTTGTCCGCGCAGAGCTGCGCATACCCTCGCAGCTTCGAGCACGCGGCTGTTGCGATGCCTGGCCATAGCGCTGTTGTCCACATGGCCAGCGCCGCGAGAGATGCGATGATGATTCGCTTCATGCTGTCGGCCCTCCTACCAGACGCCAAACGTTGTTGGTCAAGTCGAGCTGGAAGCGCACGCAGACGGGGCTCGCCACGAGCTCGATGTCCAGATACTCGGTCCCAAGATTGGATACGCTGGGCAGCCACAGCGGCAGCGCCCCAACCCCTACCGTCGCGTTGTGAACGAGGTCGTAGGGCGTGCCGGCACTTGCGCCCTCCAGAATCAGGTCTATGCAGTCGCCATCTTCCCAACCCGACGACTCGATCCCCTTCAGGTCATCCGTGAGTGTCACCCGCGATGACCAAGCCCGCTCGGGCGCGACAATAACGCCACCAGAAAACCGCGCCAGCTGGTAAGACGAGCGCGCAATCTCCCAATCGCGCGGCGTGATGGGGGCGAGCAGGTAGGTCTGCGGGTCGAGACCGCCGAAGCGGATGTTGACCTCCACGGGTGTCGCGGTGGTGTGGATCACCAGCGCCAGCAGCAGTTGATCGGTGCGCTCTAGGTGAAAGCCCGGCGCCGGTCCCGACACGTCAAGCGGCGTCGGCGTCTCGACGTGGATGGCGGCGGACCCCATCTCAAAGAGCAGCGTTCGCGTGGGACCGTCCGTCTTGTAGACCGCAACGCCGAGTGTGGTGGTTTCGCCCGGATCATCGGCCGTTAGCCACACGCCCTCGAAGTGCATCGCCCACTGGCCCCCTGGTATGTCTTCAATGTTGGGGTATCCCTCAAGGGTGCGGAACGCGTCGAACTCCGTTCCTTCAGCCCCTGCCTCGGCATCGTCCACCACGGCGCTCGTGAAGCCCTCGGCCACTACTTGCCCAGCGGTGAGCAGCCGCCGCTCGTCGACCCACGGGAACGGCTCTGCCGTTTCGGTGAACTCCAGCGCCGTCGTGCCGAGCGCAACGCCGTCGGTTGCGAGCGTGAAGAACGTCGTACCGTAGAGCGTCCCCTCGCGCGCCTGCAACGTCATGCCCGCGACGTAGGCCGAGCCTGTAGCGTAGTATGGATGACGGTGCAGGCGGGCATAGGTGGACACGAAGGTCTGCTCGGGAGTACCGAAGTGCTCCCAATGTCCGCCCACGTCGTCGACGATATATAGCCCAGACCTCTGCGTACTAACAGACGTTGGCTTGTACGCAAATACTGTCACGCCGACCATCGACGACACCCCGCTTGGGTTGTAGTAGTCAGGATCGACACCATCGAAATAGTTGGCCGACAGTGGACCAGTGCTCTTTGCTTCCATTACTCCGGGCGCAATCTCATCCCAGACTGCATCTGAGAACAGATCCGCTTCTGCCGGATCTGCATACACACACGCGACGGTGCCGTGGTCGTTCTGGTCCGGGCGCTCGCATAAGAAGAACTGGGTGGCCTTGATCTCGCTCGGCGGTGGCGCGAGAACGGCAGGCGGGAAGTAGATGGTGGCGGGCACGACCACGGGCGCGGTCGGCATGTAGAATACGTCCTCCATCGCCTCGATCTTGACTTGGTTGCTGCGCCCGTTGCCGAGCTTGATCGATGAGACCCGCATCACCTGCTCGTCGAAACCCTGGGCCGGCTTGTCGAGCACGAAGGCATCGCCGAGGTTGAGGCTGGAAGCCACTCGCCCCGCCAGGATGGTGCAGGACCGCAGAGGCGACGACAGCACCCGCAGGTCGCGCAGGGCCGCCTTGCCGGCCGCGAAGTAGTTCGAGAATCCTGGGTAGTCGATCTTCTGCGACACCACCCCGCCCTGCACCTGCTGCAAGCCGTATTCGTGCAGCGTCACGGCGCCGTCGAGCCCGCGTGGCGTTGCCGAATAGGTGATGGTCACCGAGTTGACCAGCTCGGCGGTTGACCGCTGCGAGACGCCTTCCAGCTTGGCCGTGTTGGTGTCGTCGAGCACCAGCAGATTCGCGAGCACGTAATCCTCGCGGATCAGCTTGAGGACATACTTGCCCGTCGTGCGGTCGACGTAGAGAACGCCGGAGATGTGGCGCTCAACCTCTTTGATGAAGTCATCGGCTGAGGTCTGGCGGTCCCACAGGAACGACAGCCCAAGTCGCTCGTTGTAGAGCGTATCGGCCACGTCCTCGAAGGCGTCGTCGTCGATGTCGGCGTCTGGGTGGTTCATGGCCCAGATTGGATCGTTCAACACCTCGCGGATGATGTGCGCCGGGTTCATGTCGGAGCTCTTTGCCGGGTTAGCCAGGTCGACCCCGATCCGCACCCCAGCGAAGATGAACTCAGCGGATGAACCGACTATCCGATCTCCGGCGGTGTTGAAACAGTCGCGCACGCGGACCGCGATCACGTTCGGCCCCGCGTCGTCGACGAGTGCGGCCGGAACTTCGGCGCGCGAGTTGAAGCGCTGAAACTCGATTCCAGCCGCCTCGCCGCCGTAGTTCTCGATGTCGATGACCGGAGTCACCGTCAGCTCGGTCCCGTTCCACCACACCCTGGCGCTGTCGTCGTGATAGATCCAGATCCCGTACTTCGATTTGGGCATTGCCGGGAAGGTGTGGCGGACCCAGATCTTCATCCCACGTTCGACCCAGTGATCGCCCGAGAGACCGCCGACGCCGGCAATGCAAGTCCCAACCGTCGTCGTCTTGTAGCCCTGTTGCCCCACTGCCGCATTGCTGAATCCGCCCGGCCCCGTCGACCATGCGCTGTCATCGTAGGCGGCGGCGCTGTAGTCGGTAGCGTCGGCGGACGCCTGCACCTTGTACTTCCATGTGTCCTCGCAATCCTGCCCGATTGTGATGGCGGCCTTGGCGTCGTACCACTGCGCGGTGCCGCCCAGGCGATAATGGATTCGCTGCGCGCGGATCGTCCATGGCTTCAAGTATGGAGACGTCCCGAGCAGCGACGTGAGAACGAACACCGTTGCGACGCCGTAATGCTTTGGGCACGTGGTCATTCCCATGGCATCGGCCAAGCCACGCGGCACACCTTCGGCGGTGCCAGCCTCAGCGCCGATGCTCGCATTCACCGCTCCAAACGACACCCGCGCATACCCATATACCCCATCCACGCCGGTCTGTGGATGTCCACCGTAGGTGTTGAGGAAAATGGGGTTGCTGTTTGGGAGGTAAAGTTCCCCCTCGCTCGTTATCACGCCCTTCCATAGCGGTTTTTCTGACCTGAAGATTCCCAGAAGCGAATCAAGGCGCCCGTGGCATAAACCAAAGTGTATCGATGCGTAGTAGTCAGGGCCGACTTCTATCCGCGCTTGTCCGAACCAAAGGATTTGTGGTGAAATGTCCTTGGTCCCGAACAAGACCGGGATCGGGTTGCCCTCGCCGATCTTCGGAACCTGGAAGACCTCCGGCTTGGGCGCCCCCGGCAGGTTGCTCATGTAGTAGAGCGACAGGGCGAGCCCGGCGATGGCGATGCCAAGTGAGATCCAAGCAACCATCAGATCACCGGGTCCCCGCCCATTGGGTTCGTGTTTGGCATGCCTGGGAATCCGCCGAAGTTGGCTTCGTTGGCGTAAGTGTCCCTGCACGTCTCAAAGGACTTGTCGCAGCCTGGGTAGTAGGTGGCGGCGAACCCGCCGGGGCTGCCGGCCAAGGCGGCGACGAGTGAGCGGATGCGCCGCATGAGCGTCACGGTGCCAGCGGTAGCGTCGTGAGCGATGATCATTCGGATGGTCGCGTCGGGTGCCGCGAAGGTGCCGCCGACCATGTCGGCGTGCCCTACCGCCTCGGTGATGGTCAGGATGGCCCCGTTTCCCGCGACCCCGGTAACGGTTACGGTCTCGTCGAAGTCGGCCGCCTGCAAACGGCAGCCGCCGCCGAAGAGAACATGCCGGCACGTCTTGGACCACGACGGAGCCGCGCCGATGCGGCGAAGCGCGCTGAAAATGGACTCGCACTCGAAGGTCATCACGTCGCCCGTAATGGACGTATCGACCACACGCCCTTTCCAGTAGACCAAAGACTCGGTGTCGTCGTAGTGGGTGCGGTAGACGGTCAACGTTGTCACGACGTCGGGCGGGTCGAGCAGGAACACCTGCGAGAGTGAATGCGCCAGCGGCAACTGCAACCGCAAAGCGTCCTTCGGCATCTCGCCCGCGTGCGAGAACTCGTCGGACACCACGACAGCGGGCGTCCATGTCTTCGATACCCGGTTGGTGATCTCAATTGGCGCCGACGTGAGGTCCCACTCGGTCGCGCCCTGCACGAACATGAATAGCAGGACGGGGATGGCGGCCTGCTCGGATTCGTCCTTGGCCGCGTAGCTCATGGCGCCGGAACCTCGACAGTGGGCGCCGCGATAGATGCCCCACCGCCTGCCGTGTGTAGGATTTCGATGCGGTCGGAGTTGAGCCGCGACAGCGTGAGCTTCGACGTCCGCGCAATCGCATCGAGCGGAGCACCACCGGAGAAGGCCCCGGCGAAGTGCAGTCGTTCCGTACCCGGAGGACCGTCTGTCGTGACGAACGTACAGCGAAACGACGTTGTCGTTCCAGCCGTGAAGACGATCACCAAGTCGACGGGCAACGTATACTTGGCCGCGAAGCCGATAGCCGCAATCTCAATGAAGTCGTCACCGGCCACAATGGCTTTGACGATCGTGACATCGGCGTTCCACGATGGCAGCCAGAACGCGCCCTGCCGACCACGTCGCTTATGCAGCCACACGCGACGATCCCACAACTCGGCGGCCGTGTGGCAGTACCACCCGACCGCAGACGCCATCTTTGGAATATCACGCACAGCCGTCTTGGCCGAAAGCCCCGTCACGGTGTCGAGCACATCGACCTCGCGCCAGAACTGCTCGGAGTCGCCCGCTTTGGGAGCGTCTGTGATGATCGGATAGGTCAGGTAGGTCGTTTCGGCCAACGGCTCGCCCGACAAATCCTCGGTGACCAGCACCTCGAAGCGCGCGCCCGCGCGCACGAAGGTATCGACCGCATCTCGCGGCGCCTCGAACTCCTGCGCAAACGTGGCCTCTCGAATGGGCGCCACCCACGCATCCGAGTAGGCAGCCACTACCCACGGGTCGAGGTTGATTTGGCCAACCCCAAACGAGCCGATGGCCACGACCTCGCAATCGTCGTCGGCGTCCCAAACCAGTAGGTAGCCTGTCTCGCTGTAGCACTTCCCAACGGGGTCAATGGCCAGGTTCACCTGATGCGCCCCCACCGCCCCAACGTGCTCAGCCTCGGTCCAGACCGGAACGTAGCAGGTATCGCCGCCGATGCTCCTGGTCAGCTCGCGCGCGCGCCCGAACTGCACGGGGGTCATCTGGTACGTGTAGGAAAGCTCGCCGCGCGGGATTGGACGGGTAGCGAGCCGCTGCTCGCCGTCCTCGAACTCAATGATGTCCGTGGCCCACGACAGCGCCTCGGTCACCTCGCGTTCGGAAATGAATGGCCAGAGGCTAGGCACCGACCATCCTCCGAATCACGGTGGAGTGCTTGCGGGCCAGCGCCAAGAACGCCCGGTCGCCGGCCGCGCTCATCAGGTATTGCTCGGCGGCGGCCTGGTCCGGGGCCACGACCACCGTAACATTAGGCTTGCCGAGCGCTCTGGCGGTATCGGTGCGGCTCGTGACTTGCGCCGGCCCACGCACAATCTCCGGCCCGCGTTCGCCCGCGATACCCCAGCGCCCGGCTGGGATGAAACCGCCCGCGTCGTAGGCGCCGCTGTAATTGGCCGACGCGATGATGGACATTGCCCGCGCGACCTGTGCCGCCGCCGCGATGCCCGCCGGGATGCCAGCGGGCCAACCCAGTTTCATCGCCTCGGCCATCGCCTGGCCGCTGGCCACCATGGCGCTCGCGACGGCGAATGCCTTTTGCGCCGCGAACATGGCGCGGTACATGTCCGACTGCTCGCCTCCCCAATTCTTCGCCACGCCGGCTAGATTGCCGAATAGCGCCTCGGCGTTCTGGGTGCCCTGGGCTACGCGGCCCATCTCCAGCTCAAGCATCTTCTGCTCGTAGTCCTCTTGAAGCCTGGCCTTGAGTGCCACGGACTCCCTGGCGAATCCGACGTCCTTCTGCGTGTACTCCTCGATGTCGGCCAGTCGGCGCTCGTAGGACTGGCGCAGCTCTTCCTCCTCGGTCAGCAAACCGTCGAACAGAGACTCGCGGAGGCGGGCATTCTCTTCCAGTTCGCGTTTCTCTTCCTCGTGGAATTGCGCCTCCAGCTCGCGCTGCTGCTCTTCCAGGTCGGCGATTTCCTTGATGTGGTCGAACTGCTTCTGCAGCTCGGCGTCGCGCTCCTTGGCCATGGCGACGAAGTCTGTATCCCGACCTCGCTGGATCTTGGGTTCGTAGTCCTTCTTTCCGGCTGCGCCGAGCCCGCCGGATTCCTTGGCGTACGCGGCATCGAGGTCGGCCAATGCCTGTCGCGCATCAAACGAAAAATCAGGATTGACCGACATATCGAGGATGTGCTGGCGGTCTTCAGCGTACTTCGCGAGCCTGTGGTTGCTTTTATTGAGGGTCTCGTCGATGGTCTTGAAAATATCCTCCAGCTTGGTTTGCGCCGCCTTACCTTTCTCGTCTCCCTCACCCCACCCCATAGCACCGCGTATCCAGGCATTCAGCGCATCCATGCGAACCGCGCTCATCTCCGGAGGCTTCTTGGACATCGTGTACAGAAGAGCTTCAACCGCAACGGTCACGCCGTTGATCACCGTTGCCGCGTCGCCAATGGTAGTCTTGATGATGTCGCCGATCACGCTGCGGCCGACCTCTCTGGATAGGTCGCCCCAGGCATCTCCTAGCTTTTTCACCGAGCCGCCCATGGTGTCGAGCTGGCGCTCAGCCGCTCCAGCAAACTGCGTCTCGCCGATCTTGACAAGGTAGCCCTGAATCTCCTGGGCGCTATTGCCGATGGTCGTTGTTACGCCCTTGAAGGTCATTTGGATCTTGTCGCCATCCGCTACCGCGCGGATGCCCATGGAGCGCATGCTGCGGAAGATGCCCATGCTGGCCGCTAGGGTCATCTCGGCGAGCTGGTCCATGCTGTTGCCCGTGGCCGAAGCGATGTTAGCAAACGCCTTGAGGGCGCGCGCAGAACCGTCGAGACCTGTCTGTTCCAGGTGCAGGAACGCCTCGGTCATCTGGTTCTCGGTGAAGATCGTTTTGTCGGACGTCTTCTCCAAGAGATCGAACGCAGCCTTCGCCTCCTCGGCCCCACCCGTCACGCCAGCAAGGCGGGCCGTCAGGTTTTCATAGGCGATGGTCTCCGCCATGACCTTGCGCATGGCCAAGGCGGCAGCGCCTGCCGTCACCAGCGGTCCGATCATGTTGCGCACGGACGCCGCCATAGAACCCATGGCGCCCTCGGCCTTGGCGCCCGCCGTCGTCAGCCCTTGCAGCCGCTTGTCCGCCGTGGCTACGCCGTCAGACGTGACCCTTAGTTCCAGCGACGCAACTTCACTCATGGGCGACCCTCCATCGAATGCGGTCGAGCGTCAGCAGCTCCTCCGCTTCCCACGGTGACAATTTCTCGCCGGTCACTTCTTCGTAGGCGCGAAGCTCGCTGAAGGTCAGTTGGTTCGATGTGCATAGCTGACAGAACCATTTCCAGATGTACTCAAGCTCTGGCGGAAGCTCTGGAAGCTCGGCCAGCCCAGGGGGCTTGCGCCCGGTCGACTTCCAGACCTGGGTCAGACATTCGCGCTCGGTTTGGGTTCCTCCTGTGCTGGGCCTGCCGACGACTCGGACGGGCTTGTCGAGTCGGAACTGGGCCTCGGCGTATCGGTGGAGTTGGTCACGGCGCGACCGAAAAAAAGGGTTTGGTCTTCCTCCATGGCCCGCAGCTCGCGCTCGATCTGTGGTGATTGCTCAAGGGTCTCGATTACGGCTTCGCGGGTGCATTCCTCGGGGAAGCTCCACCCGGCCACCAGGGATGCGGTCTTGAGCCGACGTCGCATCGGCTCCTCCTCAATGAACTGCGCCGCGAACGCCTTGGCGCGTGTCTTCTCATCCGCGCCCGCGTTCTCGCGCGCGATCTCCATCAGGCGCCGTTCGTTCTCCATCTCCTGCTTGACGTAGGCGTCCGAGTCGCGACCGAGCACCATCAACCAGTGCTCGGTCTTCTTGCCGGTTTCCGGGTCAAATAGCGGAAGCCGGATTCCAGCGTTGGCCCGGTCCTTCGTGAAGAATGCTTGTCGGTCCATGGCTATGCGGCGGCGCGCGTGGTGACGATGTTGCTGTCGTTGGTGTAGGCTTCGTAAAGTGCCTGGAACGGGAGTGCAAGCGTCAGGGGGCCAACCCCGCCGACGTTGACCGGGCCGCCGGTGTACTTGGTCCGCGGCAGCAGGATGGTCAGCGTATTGCCCGCCACGTCTTCGAGCTCGACCTCGATGGAGCTTTCGGTCTCGTTGATGAACTTGTTGAGCAGCGTGCTGTTCTCGAAGTAGGCCGTGACCTGGCCCGTGAGGGTCGAGCGCCCGATGGAGGGCAGCAGCGTCAGGTCGGACCCGACCACGAACCGCGGCTCGATACCGTTGTCGAGATTAAGCGAGATCTCGGTGACGGTCGCGATGGGGGAGCCGCCCTCCTCGATCGTGCCCGTGAAGGCATCGAATGGAGAGGTGGTGGCCGGATCGGCGTAGGTGGCGCCAGCCACTGCCGCGTCGCCGACGGTGTTGTCCTGGCCGACGACGCCGAAGGAGCCCGTCACCATCGCGTTGGCGTTGATTTGGAGTTGCGCCTTATTGAAGACGCATCCCTCGAACAAATGGTAACCTCCGGTGGCGACGTCGGCGAAGTGGCTCTCGATCGTGAATGACCGGCGAGTGGTGCCGGCCTTGAGCACGTTGGCGGCCCATGTCCCGCAGAGCGTCGCCTCCAGCAGATCATCGAATGACGTGTAGCTCCACTCGATCGGGATGTCGAACATCACCTTGCGGGCCCCGTGCCGCAGGTCTTCGATCTGGCGATCTGATCGCAGGGTCTCGCTCTGAAAGGTGTCCTTCGAGAGCCCCCCGCTGATGCCGCGGTGACGGATGGGCGTGAACGCCGGAGTCGCGGGGCATGTCCCGTAAACGGACTCGACGATGTAGTGCAGTGAGTGCCTTGAACCATCAGCCATGGTGTTCTCCTTGTGTCGTCATCGCGAAACGAGCGCGTACCAACCGATGGTCACGCTGACGATGTACCAGTTATCTTCCTTGTGGCCGCGTTCGCGCCCGCACTTGGTGATCAGCACGGCCTGACCGCTCGATGTGAGCTTCGTTCCGGCCTTAAGAGCAGCGCGGAAGGTCTCGGTCTGGTCGTCTGCCGCCTTGTCGCCAGTGCCGGTCGGAAACATGAAGTCGACCTGAACGATGCCGTCCTCCATATCCTGTCCGTTGTCGCCAAGGGTTTCGACGGTTGGGACGTTGGGGATGTACGTGAGGCGCGCCCAAACGGAATCGGTTGGCTTCGTAAATTGGACGTTCTCGCGATCGACTGGGGTCGACCCGAGTGCCGACAAGACCGCGGTCGTGAGTGCCGTATGGACCGTCTGGCAGCTCATAGCTTGCCCGCCTTAACGGCGTCGCGGACGATACGCTGGAAAGCCGCCACGTTCTTGCGGACCATGCCCTTTGGCCGCTTTTTCGAGTGGCCGTACTCGATTGCGCGGGCGTAGGGTCGTAGGTTGACGATGTAGACCGGCTGGTCGCCCCTGACGTTCGCCGCGGCGTCGACCAATTCGGCCACCGCCATGTTGGCTGGGCGCAATGGCACTTCGGTCGTCTTGGGCGCTCCGACGCTGGTCTGCCAGTTGCCCTTGAGCATCCCGGTCGCCACCGGCGTGTCGGCGATGATGGCGCCCCCCATATTGATCAGCACGTACCGCCGGATCTCGCCGATGCTGCGATTGGCGCCCTTGGCCCACTTCTGGAGGTCGAGCGCGAAGTTCACAGCTTCACCACCAGCGCGCAGTGGGCGATCGGGCTGGCGCCGTCTGGGTTGATGGGGGTGGAGGATTGGATGTCCCAGACGTCGGAGCCAATCGTCACCGTGTCCCGGGCACGCGGCTCGATCGACAGGTCGCGGGCCGCCATCGCGAGGTAGCGCACCCCACGCTGGGCGAGAGAGTTACGCTCCTCCAAGTTGTCCGTGTACTCACTGAGGGGTAGGAACACGCACTGGAGGGTGTCTGACAGTGCCGTCCCATTCGTGACGGCGCCGGCGGTCGAGATCGACGCCACTACCTTGCGCGTGAGCGTGCCGGTGGTTCCGTACTTTGTGATTTGCCGGTAGGCCGTCGCCTCCGCGCGCTCAGTCGCTGTCGACACAGACGCACTCCGTTTCCACCGGCGAAACGACGCAGGCCCCGGAATGCACCACCACCCCGCCTAGGCCCACCATGCGGCGGAGGTAGGCGTAGCGTCGCCCGTAGGTGGTCCGCATGTAAGGGTCGGTGGCCGACATCTTGGCCAACTCAGGCGAGCGCGTGGTCGAGATTCTAGAGAATGTCTCGGTCGTGGCGTCGTCGGCGTCGACCACGCTCGTAGACGAGGTGGCCTCGGCGTTGGCCACCACGATCGAATGCGCGACCCAATTGGCGAGACCCTCCGAGTAGAAGTCGCCCCAGCGGGTCACGTCGAAGTGCGGGGCTGCCAGGCCCGTGAAGATCAGGACCCTGGCGTCCGTCTCCGACGTGAACTGCGGGAAAAGCGCCTTGAACTCGGAGGCCGTCACCGCGCCCCGCTACGCCATGTTGTCTTGGTACAGGACTGTGTAGATGTAGCGGACGTTCAGGCCCGCGTACTTGTACCAGCCTGGGATCTTGACCTTGAGCCCGGAGGGCTGCGGGGCCAGGAACCTGACCGGCATCGGAACGTGCATGACCATCCGACGCTTTTCGTTGCGGTAGAAGACATTGCGGCTCTTGCTTGGCGCCCCGGCGCCCGAGGTGCCGGCCGTAGCGGCCTGCAAGATCGGAACGACGTTGAGCTTTTCGCCCGAGCGCGCGGTCGTCATGTTGCCCTCCTGCACGAGTTGCAGCAGGGTCTTGGTCCCAAGCGAGTTGTAGCGCGTCGCCAGTGCCGAGTAGCACGCAGGCGCGAGGCCGAGCGTATTGGGCAGCACGGTGTAGTTGGACCCCTGCCAGTAGGCCAGGATGCCCTTGTTGACGTCGGCCAGTACCTGGTCCGCCGTCGCGGTCGTGCCCCACGCGGCCGTGTAGCCGGCCGTCAGGTCATTGTGGGTCGTGACCCCGCTTTGGTTGAGGAGTCCGTAGTAGCGAGCTTCGCCCGCCACGCCGGTGTTCTCACCGTTCAGCGCGACCTCGTTTAGGTGTCGCTCAGACGCCTCGATGGCCGTCGCCATGCGCTCGCTCGGCAGCGGGCGGATCATGCGGGCAGCCTGGACCAGCTCGTCCTGGGTGTACTGGTACGAGATGCCGCCGGTCGAAACCGCGATCTCGACAACGGCACCCGCCACGTCCACCCCGGGCAGGTCGTCGGCCGCGGCGTTGATGCGCTTGCCCTGGCCGACCTTGTCGTAGACCTGGTAGCGCACGCTGGACGCATCCGGGCCTGCTTCCGAGGTCACGGGGATTAGAAGGCGGTACTGCGCCTCGGTGTACTCCTTGGCGTAGGTCTCGGCCTCCGTATAGGCGAGCTGGGAGACCAGGAAGGCCATGCCCTCTTGCGAGTCCGCGGCCAGGATGTACTCGTGGTTCCAGTCGAGCTTGAAAATCTTCTGGAGCCCGGTGTTGATCTCGTTCCAGCGCTTCTCGTCGACCGCGACTTGCTTCTTCTGGCAGGAAGCCGAATCGAGGACCGTAACAACTTTCTTTCCCTGAGACATGATGCCCCTGCCTTTCCTTACGTGGTGGTGTTGGGGTTGCACACGCCGGTGAGTCGGATGAGTCCGACCGCTCCGGCGGAAACCGCTTTGACCCAATAGGCGTTGGGCACCAGCACGCGGCCGGCTCCCACAACACCCGAGTGAGTGCCCGAGAGCTTTCCGCCCTGGGCCGTGACGCTGATGACCTGGTCGCCCGCCACCACGTCCTCGTAGGCCGTGGCGTAGATGCCGCCGAGGTACATGATGGGAACGGCCCTCGATGCCACGTAGCCCACGTAGCCGGTGCTGGTGGCGGGCATGGTTGGGTGGCGAACCGTGATACCGATCGGGAGATCCCCGTCGGCCGCGATGCGCTTGCAGTAGCCGTCGTTCGTGCCGCGCGCGACCGCGATGCCGAAGTCCAACATGCCGGCGCTGTCGTCGCCGCCGGTGGTGCTTTCGTTGTGGAGCGTGAAGATGGAGCACTCCTCCAGGTTGGCCGGCTGACCGGCGTAACCGAGAGACAGGAGCGCGCCACCAGCCGTCGAGAGAGAGGGTGTAGACATGATCCGGTCTCCTTACGCTTGGGCCTTGGGGTGATTGATGCGATCGCAGAACAGGGCGTACCCCACGAGCCCGTCCGCATCGGCAGTCGTCTTGTCCTTGCCGCTTCCTTGGCCGCTGCCGGCGCTCAGAAGGTCAGCCGCGATTGAGTCCTTGTCGTTCGCGGTCTTGTTGCTCTTGGCGATCGAGGCCGCCGCCGAGAAAGTGGCCTTGACCACCTCGGGCGCCGCCTTGTCGATCGGCGCGCCCGCCATGGCGGCGTCGGCCACTGCCTTGATGCCGGCGTCCTTGGCCACGCACGCGGTCAGTGCCTCACGCCGGATCTGGTCGACCGTCTTGCCCTCTGGCTTCAGGTCGGGGGCCAACACCGCGGCGTCGCACACCACAGACGCGCGTTCGGCCGCCAGCGCTTCGATCTGCGCGGCCGTCGGGATCGCGTCCTTTGCGGCCTTCAACTCGGCGGCTGCCCGATCGCCTGCCTTTTTGGGCATCGGCATCTCGCCGGTCCCGCCGCACATCTTGCACTTCTTGCCGTCGACTTCGCCCTCGCCTTTGCAATCTGGGCATTCGCCATCGAGGAGCTTCTTCGCGCGCGCATCGGATGCGACGGCGCGCTTTTCGGCGTCTTCGGCAAGCTTCATTGCTGCCGCGACGTCCTTTGCACTCTTTTCCTGTTCCAGTTCGACGGCGTCTGCGGCGGTCGCGTCGACCTCGAACGAGAGCTTTCCGATCTTCACTGTTCTCATCATGTGGGTCTCCTTGTCGGCGACGACACAACCGGGTCCGCCGCGCCCCCGGTCGACGAGCGCAATGTGGTTGCCCTGGATGTTGGTCATCCAGCCATCAACCGCCTCGCCTTCCGGCGTGGTCTTCTTGCTGTCGTCGAAGTGGAACTTGTAGCCGTTGGAAAGCGCGACCTTGCCGGCCTCCAGGTCGGCGATTGCCGACTTCTTCCTGAAGATCAACTCCGTCATCATGTCGTCGCCCTGCATGTCGACAGAGCTTCCGGCGTCGCCAACCGCGTACCGCTCCCAGTTGTCCGGCGTGATCCATCGGCCAGGAGGATGTTCATTGGTGATCGGCTTGCGGGCGAAGGTTGCGGTCGACTTGGCAACCTCGTCGCGCGGGCGGTAGAGGCGCACGACTCGGTTGGGATCGCCGTCCAATTCAAGCTCGCCGGCCCGGTACTCCTGGATGTTGCCCGCCTTGGCGATGCAGCCCGGGACGTGCAGAAACCCGTCGGCGTCCTTGACCCGTTGGGTGCCAAGCATGAACAAGTCGAAAGCCCGGCACTCGCGCAAGGCGCTCAAGCGGCCTCCTGTGCGGCCTGCATGATGGTCCAGAAGTCCTCGTTCGCGTCGGAAAGGTCAACGTAGGGGGCTGCCATGCAGTTGCACGCGATGTCCTCGCCCGGGTGGCACGGCTCCCCGTCGATCGTTCCCTTGAGCGGGCCTGGCTCGCTCCAACGGTAGACACCCTGTCCGCCCTCACCGCCGGTCTCCATCGCCAGGTGCTCGGGCCGCGTGTTCCTGTGGGTAGCGCGCCACTTATACTTGTCGATCCCGACTTGCTGCTGCCGTTCACGATTGAACTGCCCGGCCATTTTCTTGGTCTGGTCACTCGCGATGAGGGCGGCCCTGCTCTCGGTGACGGCGAAGTCGCGCTCGATCATCTTGCCCGTTTGCTCGAACCCGACGCCCTCTTGCCACGCCGTCGAGAGCGTCTCCTTCACGCGGTCGAGGTACTCCGTCGGGATGGAGCGGATCAGCTCGATGTTTTCCTGCACCGCCTTGCGCATCTGTTGCGACAGCGGGCCGTAGCCTTCCAAGATCGGGCCCACGTCGACCCCAAGCTGCTGCTCGATCAGGTACGCTAGGTCGTCGTCGATCTTGGCCAGGTTCTTGGTGGCGGCGCTGGTGGCGGTCTTGGCCGCGAACTCCAGCAGCCCTGGCATGTCGCGCTTGACACCCTCGATCACCATCTCGATGCGTGGCGCACCGTCGAAGTTGGGGGATGCGAACGTCCCGACGTCCGGCTCGCGATCGCCGGCCACCATGGCGTCACCGGTGCGGGCCGGCCATTCGTCGCGGAGTCCCTGGAAGCGTTCGGCGATCAGCCGTCGAATGTGCACGACGAGCCCAAGGAGCTGTCCGCGGTACCAGATCTCGGTGCGCTTGCTGGGACGGACTGGCCGCAGCGTCTTGAACCGGGCGCGCCTCTTCCCAGGCGGGCGGTTGCCCCGCGCTGCCCTGACCAGATTGGCAATTCGTAGGCCCACGGGTCTGATTCGCGTGGTACGAAAAGCGGCGGGCCAACGAAAGAAGTTCTTGACAGTGGTGCGCAGATACGTACAACGAAAAACATGAGGCATGCGGCAAACGACAGAAGCAGAAGGGCCGCCTGATGATGGCTCGGGCCGAGACGCGGCTATCTCAGGAGCAGCTCGACAGGGTAAATGCCATCATCGCCATCAAGGGCCTCTGTCATGCGTCCAAGCTGCTCGACGTCTGCCCAGACTCACTCAAGATCGCGGCCGGCGGGCTCTCGGTGTCGAGCGGGACAGTGGCGAAGGTGACGCTCAAGATCGCCGAGCGCGACGGGGCGGGGAGGATCCCATGATGACCACCGGCGAGAAGATGATCTGGGCGGCGGCGGCCATTGCCAGCTATCGCGAGAAGCGGTAGTCCGCATTCCCAGCGGCCAGCGCTTCGATCTCGGGGTCGCGCACCGGCGCCGGCATGGCAATGTCGCCCCGTGCGCTCTGGTTCGCGATGTCGCCCGTGACCTTGCGGTAGTGCCGCCACTTGCCGGGCCAGCCCGGGTCGAATGGCAGATCGAGCAGGTCACACGCCTCGGCCAGCGTCCCGCCCGGGTCTGCGCAGAAGTCCTCGTATCGTACGAGAGGCATCCCGCTGGCCATCTCGGCAAAGGCTCGATAGCCGCGCAGGAAGTCCGCCAGCGAGACGTCGCCGTACTGCGGCTGCGTGGCCACCTGCCAGTGCCGCTGTAAGCTCGCCCACATGGCCAGCGGCTCGCGTACCAGCGCCAGTCGGCGAACCTCGAAGCGCCCTGCCAGCGTGTCGGCAAGCTCGGAATGCATGCTCGGCACCCACCCGTTGTGGGGGCACGGCATGAGGTCGACGTGGTCCCAGCCGCGCAGCACGAGGGACTTGCCGGCGCCCGCCGCGGCTTCGGCCAGGGCCCCCACGTTGGCCACAAAGCTCTGACCTGGCGGCACCTGTAGACCATGCCACTCGGCGGCCTGCTGGGTCGCGCCGAAGATGCCGACCGTCAACGGGTGGATCTCACTCAGGAGCGCCACACCGTCCATGCAGCCGAGGCAGCGGGCGAAGATGGTCCCGCCCGAGCGGGCCAGGTTGTGGACGATGCGGACGGTGGCGGTCACACGGCCCCGCGGGCTGGGGTGCCCTGCTCTTGGTTCGCTTCCTGTAGGCGCCGCAGCCTCTCCGTAAACTCATTCCCTGCGGCCCTCGCCCGCTGGTCAAACAGTCGACGTGCGAACGCCACCAGCTCGCAGCTCATGGCGTGGCGGTCGGCGATGATCTCGCGCGCCTCCGGCGTCAGGACGTCGCCATCACGATCGCAGCGATACACGTTCCGCTTGGTATAGGTCGGCACGCCCCACCCGAATGCGTCCTGAAAGAACAGCATCGACTCGTCAAACCGCTCGACCAGCCCGAAGGCCGCGAACTCCTCGGCCAGGAGCCGCTTGCCCAGCTCGATGTCGGCCCACGTGACCGGCTCGGGTGGCCACTTGCCGAGCAAGCAGCGCAACTGATGGTTGTCGATGTGGCCGAGCCATTCTTGCGCGAGCCACATGGGGAACGTCACGCCGCCGTCGACCATGGGGCCGTGGTCCGGGTTGTTGGGACACCGTATGATGTAGTGGTAGCACGACACCAGCAGGTCGGCCGGGTCGCGCAGCATGGTGACGTACCGGCATGGGCGGGTGAAGTGCCGGTGAAACCCGTGGGAGAAGTGGCCGCCCACGTAACACAAGCCGTCCCGCTGCTCCTGCGTGAACGCATGGAAGATTCCGTGGTCAGCCCCCACAACGTAGGCGGTGTCCTGCGGGTACTGGCGAGCCGCGATCTCGTGGATCGTGACCCCGGCCGTCTTGGGGATGTGGAGGAAGATGTGGACGGGCTCGGTCACGATCACGGCCTACGGGTCATCGTGCAAAAGTGCAGCGCCGCCGGCTCGCTCGGCCGCACCTCCCAGCCACCGCGCGCCGCCACCTCCTCGACCGCCGTCTGGGCGCCAGAGGTGAAGAATCCGTAGTCGTCGACCAGCGCCACCCCGCCGGGCACCATGACGCCGGTCAGGAAGTCCAGCGCCTGGCGAGTCGACTCGTACAGGTCGACGTCCACGTAGGCGAACCTCACGGCCGCTGGTAGGTTGGCCCCCGCCAGGGTCTCGCGCAGAAACCCGGCGTGGAGAACGGTGCGATCCGGTGGAAAACCAACGGTCGCGAGACGCGCCAGCACCATGTCTGGCCCGCACGCCATCGTGCCGGCGTAGGCCGCCATGGTGTTGAGGCCGAAGATGTCGTGTAGGAGTTCGTCCTTCTCGGTCGGTGCCGGCAGCCCCGCAAAGCTGTCAAATAGGTGCAGGCGTTCGGTGGTCTCGATCATCTCGTTGGCCATGAGGGCCGAGGTCGCTCCCTGGGCAACGCCGAATTCGCAGACGTCGCCCGGTAGCGCGCGGGTGGCCTCCAGGGCGCGGATGATGGCCCACGCCTCGACCTCTTGGGTGCCGATGAGGCGGGCGATGAGGTGGGGGCGTCGCTCGATGGGCGTCACGAGCATCAACGATACCTCCCCTCGCCCACGTGGGGCGCGCTCGCTCGCTCAAAGGCCATGTCAGCCTGCCACCAGCGGTCATCGAGCGGCCGGCGCATGACGTCCACCACGTCGGTGGGGACGAAGCCGTAGCCCACCAGGTACTGGCACAGCTCCCAGAAGCGCCACGCCCCGGGCTGCAATGTGCAGGTGTACGCCTCGATCACAAGCGCCGCTGCCCTGGCCAGGACCCACTGAGCGCCGGCCATAATCTGCCGCTCGTACCCGTGGGTGTCGAGCTTGAGCAGGTACGGCCCGGGAAAGCCCGTGCCCATGACCTGTAGGTCCACCGTCGTGCAGCGCTTCTCCACCGTGTCGGGCCTCGCCACCGTGCTGCCCTGGCCTCCGAACGGGTCGGTCGGGCTCGCGGCGAAGTAGCCGGTGCCGCAGTGGTCGCCCGCCATCATGTGGGCGATGTGGCAGACGTGCCGGGCCTGGAAATCGGCCAGCGCATCGAAGTGCCGCTCGTCGGCCTCGATGAGAATGAGGTTCGCCGCGGGCCAGTGGCGCGCCGCCACCTCGGACCAGCAACCCGTGCTAGCCCCCACGTCGATGATGGTGGCCAGCGTGCACCGCTTCGCCAGCCGGGCCAGCATGGCGTCCATGGTGTCGGCTTTCTCCATCCTAGCCCGCCTCCGCTTCCAGTTGTCTTCGTTTCTCCTGGTACGCATTGCCAGCATCTTCGGCAGATGGGAAATTGCCAAGATGCTCGCGTCTTCCATCTACCGAGATGGAAGCCTGGTAGCAGCGCCCATTCCAGCCGACCCCATGGAACCCGCACTTGTTCTTCCTTGGACGTTGGTTGCGCGTCTGCTGACTCCGCGTAGCCCATCTACAGTTGCCAGGCTCGTAGTTTCCGTCGTTATTCTCGCGGTCAATGGAATGTTTCGGCGAAGGCCTTGGCCCCATGTCGGCAAGGAAGTTTTCGAACTTCTGCCAGCGATCACAGACGGTGATGCCGCGCCCGCCGTAGTACTTGAAATGGTGCCCACTTGTCGCGCGAACTCTCTGCCAGATCGAGACCCAGCTTGAAAAGGTAGGCGTGCGCTTTCCATCCCTGGTGGCTCCGTGGGTTACGGATGCTACGTTTTTTGCCAGCGCTTCTCGCCTGGCACACCCGCACGACTTGGTGTTTCCGTAGGAGAGGTGAGTCCCCCGCACGGTCAACTCGTTCCCGCATACGCATCGACACCTGTAGTGCCTGTACTGCTTCGCGGTCGGCGCCGTGCCTATGACCGTGAGCCGTCCAAACGTCTGGCCGACCTCAACCATTGCGCCCAGCCACGTGTTCTAGATGCCTCCTGCACCAGTGATGGGGAAGGTGGTCTTTGCAAGACGTGATCCAGCAACTCTCCTTGCCAAGGACCCAGTACAGCGACTCCGAGAGGCCCAACCCGCCGTGCTCGTTGCGGATGATGTTGGGCTGCGCGGTCCCGAGCTCGCTTCGAAACGTCGGCCCGTGCAGCACATCCCATGCGTCGGTCGGCGTGCACCGGCGTAGGCTCGGGTGATCCTCCCAGAATGAGCACTCCATGATGAGCGTTCCGTTGACGTGCCCGCCAGGCGAGTGGAGCCGGTCGACGCCACCAAACCGCATCAGCGGCCCGGTTACGCGCTTGCCCGCGAGCAGCGTCTCCGCGTGGGCCTTCTTGAGCCGGTCGATCCAGTCGCTTCCGATGGGGCAGCCGTCCGCCTCGAAGAAAAACACGCGCCCATATGGCATTTTGCCCGTGAAGTACAGGTCCGAGACTTTCTGGGCGGCCGATGCCCACGGGTCGAAGCACACGCCAGGGTACGGCTTGGACTCGTCTACGAATGTCTCGATTTCGGTCACGGGGAACTTCTTTCCGACGTAGACCATGGTGTCCCAGAATTCTGGGTCCTGCGAGGCGGGCGTGACGTTCGTCTGCCGCGCGAAGAAGAACCCAACGTCATCGCGGAATTCTGGCTCGATGTCGGCCAACAGCCGCGCCAACTCCCACGCGCGGTGTTTGTCCTTGCGCCAGAATTGGAGCACGAGCGCCATGGGCATCGGGTGGTGCTTGGCTCGCATCTGGGAGCGGTTGAGGTCGAGTATCCTGGCCATGGCCGCCGTTGCCCCCATGGGGTTCCGCTCGATCATGTGGGGCAGCTTCCCAGGGTCCTCCGCCTTGCGGGCCTCGACCGTCTGCTGTACCTCGGCGAGCAGGAGCAGCTTATTGGCGATGCCCTTGGTCCAATTCGCGTGGTGCATCGCCAGGTCGGCCGGCGGGTCGACCGGGATGCCCGGAACCCAGTGGTGGTCGTTCCGCCCGAATGTCCAGTAGCGCGCCGGCAGAGCTGTCACATCGATCCTTGGCTCGGCCCCTTTGGCGATGACTTCGTTGGCCGCGTCCTGGTCGAGTAGCCGACGTTTCCTCATGCGCTCAAGGACAGCTTGCCAGAAGACGGTAAGCTTCGCCGATGGCCGCAGGGCCATGAAGCCGGTGCAGAAGCGCCCGCGGGCACCGTCCCACTGGCAGGCCATGTCGTGCGCGCCAAGCAGTTCCTCCAGGTCTTTCCCAAATCTGGCGTAGAAGCGAACGTCGACGTCGGAGAACACGAACGGCCGCTTCTCCGACTGGCACGCCTCCAGGATGAACTCGACCTTCTGGACACAGGTCTCGAAGAAGCCGGCAGACGCGAATTCGCCGTCCTTGCTCTTCTGCCGGAGCTTGCGCACCACGAGGTTCCGCCCGCGGAACTCCTTGGGCAGCGACACCATGAAGTGGCGCTCGAACATCTTGGTGTGCGTGGGGGTGTAGCAAGAATACAGCTTCATGCCCGCAGCTTCCCCGTCTTGAGCATCTGGGCGTCCACCTCGATCTTGGTCGCGCGCTCACCAACGAAGCACGCCATCCAGCGGCCGTCACCGTATGGCGTTTCGATCTCAAGTGGATTCAGGCGCGCCCCTGGACGTAGCCCAAGCTTGTTGATCGGGCGGTCTGGGACCTCGACGTTCTCGTAGACCTGCCCGCGGGTGATGCCGTTGGCGTCGGGCTTCGAGGTCCCGAGCGCGCACGGGTTGGCAGCGATGGCCCCATCCCTGGCGAGCGGCTCGATGGTCTCCACCGGGTCAGGTTCGCCGGCCGGAGACGATGCGATCGGGCCGCCTACGGACTGGTCCGGCGTCTTGTTTCGGTCTTGCCATTGCTGGCGCGTGTTCTTGCTCATGTCGCTCCTCGTGATCCAATCGTAATCGTCAGTCCCTCACCATCTGTAGCCCAGGCCGCACGATGCGCGACTCCTCGCCAAGCGACGCCTCTGCGTGCGCCAGGAACTCCACCAAGTCGAGCCGTGCGATCTCGCCCGGGATGGCGTGAGCGCCCATGCGGGGCTGGAGGCTCATCTGCTTGGTCTGCTGGTTGACCACGTGGCGCGCCCCCGTCATGGTCGTGTCCACCCAGACTGCGGCAGCGATGACCACCACGTCGCATTTCTCTGGCGACAGTGGCGTGCCCAGCGGTAGGATTTCTTGCGGCGGCCACTCCCGTTCCAGGCACAGCTTGGCGTGCGCCGCGATCCCCTCCTCGTTCATGGGCACGCCGGGGGCCACAAGGTAGACGTGCCGCTTCTGCGCCACCCGGTAGTCAAGCTGGACGTGGCCCGCGCGCCCATCGGGCGGGAAGCGCGGGAGCGTCTTGGCGATGAGGGCGTTGACGTTGTTCAGGTGGTCGCCCATCAAATTCCTTCCCCGTCATGCGTCCGCGGCACGCAGCCGTCGCAAAGCCCGACGCCAGCAAGGCGCAAGGTCCGCGCCTCGTACGCCTTGTTCTCGTACGTGCGCTCGAAGGTGTATGTCTTCTCGGTGGGAGCGCCGCAGACGTGGCAGCGTAGGGCCGGACGTTCCAGTTCGCGCGCCGCTTCGTCGAAGGATGCTTCGTCGAGCTTCACCGGAGAGGTTGCGCCAAGGCGCTGGCCGAGGGCCTCTAGCGACTCAGGATCGCTCTTGAGTAGGTTCCGCAGCGCATCCACTGGGTTGGGCGAGACGCCAAACGTGGTCTCACGCACGTGCTCGATCGCCGCCTCGGGCCGCCTTGCCTCACCTTCGCGCGTGATGACGATCGTGGTTCGCTCCTCCCGCAGCCACTTCAGGAACGCTTCGAGGTTGACCTCTAGGTATCCCGGCTCACCGTTCAGCCACCCGATGAGCAGGTTGAACGGCATGATGTCGCGCGGGGCATTCTCGGACACGGCGACGGCCAGTGCCTCCAGGAGGATGGGGGTGGCCAGAATGAGCGGCTTGACGTCCTCCTCGACTTCGGCATCGCAATTGGCGAGATCGTAGGTACCGCCGCTGACTAGACTATTTCCGTTCGCGTCGAAAATCCCGCCTTCGAACTTCCACGGCCCCGGGTGCTTCTCCAGCGTGCTCATCTGCTCACCATCCCATCCACCCAACGAGACCGCGCACAAGCTGACCCTAGAAACAGCCAGTCACCAGAGGGCGTGCGCGCGGTCTCGCTCGACGGATGCAGGGTGACTGGCATGGATCGCGTGGTACGCCACGCGGCGCAGGTGTCAAGCTGTTTTTCGCAGCGGTGGCTCCTGTGAGGTGGCACGGCCAGTCTTCCCAGCCTCAGCGTTAGCAGCCGCTGCGATGTCGCCCGAGTGCTTTGCCTGGAACTCGGCGATCGTCAGGTCGCCATCGGTGTCTGGCCATGGCGGCAACTGGAGTTGGGCCAGCGCCTGGTTCACGGTGACGATCGCCCCCTGCATCGTCGGGGTGAGCGTGAGGGTAGTCGGCCCTTCCACCAGAGAGGCCGGCGACGCCGCGCCCCCGGTGCGCTCCAGCCGCTTCCCCTCGTCATCCTTCTCGCTTGTGATCGGCGTGATGGTCTCCCCGACCTCGGCCACGTCGTCCACATCCTCTTGGGTCAGGTTCGGGTAGGTGCCAGCGGCTCGCAGCTCGCGGGCTATCACCGGCGGCATCACCACCTCGCGGTCGATGTAGACCGCGTCCCGGTCGGCGTTCAGCTTGTCGATCTCCGCCTTGTCCTTCTGGCTCATCTGGCGCAGCGGCTTCCACTCGAAGCGGTAGTCCTCCGGCATGCGCCCGAGCGCCGACCTGACCAGCACTTGGTCGAGCGCGTTCATCTGCGGCGACAAGTTCGACCGCTGGCGGGCCGCGATGTGGTTGTCGTAATTCTGCAGGTCGCTCTCGCCGGTGGCGTTCAGGCCGCCCGGGCTCTGGCCGAACAGGCGGGTCATCGGCACGTCGGCGGCGCCGGCCACGTCAACCGCGAAGCGGTCGGCCAGGTCCCGCAGGCCGGCGAAGGTGGCGGGCTTGCGGTCGAAAGTCTCCTGGTCTTTGTCGAGCGCCACCACGCCATACATGGACATCATTTGTGAGAGGAGCTGGTAGCGCGTCTGCGCCTTCGTGGTGCCCTCGTTGCTGGACAGCAGGTCCGCGAGACCGGCCGCCGAGAACACCTCGACACTCGCCTTCCGCACGATCTGACTGCACCCGAGCATCAGCGAGTCGTAGCTCTTGAGCGCGCGGTAGAGCGACTTGTAGACGCTGTCGTGCCACATGGCGTTCCGCGCCCACTCGTACCAGGGCAGCTCCTCGCCATCGAACCGAATGCAGCGTGTGTGGTGGATCGGGCTGCCGGTGTCGGCCAGGTAGTACATCTCGGGCAGCCCGAAGTTAGGGTCATCCATGGTCTGGTTCAGGTGCGGAACCAGCGGCGCGGTGTTGGAGTAGTCGCGCACGTTGGGAGGCGTGCCGTAGACGCGCCAGCGATCGAAGACCACAAGGTTCTGCAAGTCGCCCTGCTTGACCTGCTCGACGTCGAGCGGCTCTGCCATGGCCTCCCGGCTGGTCTGGCCCTTGATGAGCATGACCACGATCGCTCCGCCGTAGTGCCGCGCCCACTTGATGGCAGAGTGCACGCGCTTCGGCACTTGCAACCGCTCTTCCTCGCGGGCGATGTCGAAGATTCCGTCATCGTCCTGGCTGCCGTCCCACATGACCGTTCGCCACCCGCGGACCATGTCGTCGGCGATGGTGGTGACGACGCGCCTACCGAGCCAGCTTGAGCGGAAGATGGCGTCCGCCGTAACGCGGTCCATGTTGGTCTCGGACAGGTATCGATCGTGCTGGGCCGGATCGGCCAGGGTCCCCATGCCGCTGATGTAGTTGGCTAGCCCGTCGAAGGCGGTGCGCCGCTGGGCGGCGGCAGCCGATTCGGCCTGCGTGATGGCGTCGGCGGCCACGGGGCGCTTGGGGAACATGCGGGAGATAAAGTTGGACATGGTGAGCCTTTCAAAGGGCGTTGAAGATGCTTCCGCCGGAGATCATTAGGGCCGTGAGCCCGTGCACGAGGGCGTCGATGTCGTCGGGGGAATCGACGGATTCCTTCGGGTCCCAGCTGCACATCTGGTCTTCGAGCTTGGCGAACATCCCGACGTGGTGGACGCGGCCCTGCTCGTACAGCGCCACCACGGGCTCCGCACGTAGCCGCTTGCCATCCTTGGCGTGCACGCCCTTGTAGGGCAGCGCCTTGGCGCCCGGGTGCATGCGAAACAGCGCCTCGATCCAGTCGCCGCCCTGGTTGGTCTCGCCGATCACCCAGTTGGCGAAGCGGCGGCGGAAGATTTCGAGCACCTTCTCGCAGGTCTCGTTGGGCGAGTAGATGTTGGTGGCGTCCTCGAACACGAACCCGTGCAGTTCGGGCTTCCCGTTGCACGGGCACATCCCGCTCCCCACTGCCACGATCCCGGCCTCGTCACTGTTGGCTGTCGCGGTCGTGGCTGGGTCGAGCGCCACCGCACTCTGTATCATCTGTAGCTTAGATTGCAGGAACTCACCGAGCCCCATCCGCTTGGCGTCGATGAGGCTACGCTTCCACAGGGCGCCAGGGTTATCATCCAGGATCTCGGCTGCGATCTCCTGGCGACCGAGCCGCGAGCCCTCGTACTTCTTTCGGATGCGCGCGAGGAACGGCGGCGCCAGGTTTGCCTCATTCTCGTAGGTGGTGCCGTGCACCGTCACCGTGGTGGGGTCCGCTTCGAGCTCGCGGAGGAACTTCAGGGCGCGAGGGGTCGAGGTACAGAGCGCCTGTGGATTTCCGCCCGCCCGCAGGCCGAACTGCAGCATGTCCCAGCAATCCTCGGGAGACGCCCAGGCGGCGATTTCGTCGCACCACGCAGCCTCATGTTGGGGGCCACGTAGGCGGTCCGGCTCCTCGGCAGAGAACAGCGTGACCTGTGCGCCATTGGGCCACGTCACGCGCCGCTTGCTCGGCTCGTACATCGGGCGGTTCCAGGGTGGGCAAACGGCCAGCAGGCCGGACGGGCCCTCAACCATGACGTCGCGAGCGGCTGCCGCCGTGGGGGCCACAAGGGCGATACGGCGGCAGCCGTCGCGCTCGACCTTGGCCCGCACCCACTCGGACCCGGTTTTGGTCTTGCCCCAGCCGCGGCCGGCCCGCACGTTCCAGGTGCTCCACTTGCCGGGCGGCGCGAGCTGCTTCGGCCTCGCCACGAACTCCCAATTGTGCGCCAGGGCCTCGCGCTGCTCCTGATCCTGCTGTTCCCAAAACGAGAGGAACGCCTCGGGGCCGCCGATGGCCTCGACCGCCACCTGGAATGGGGAGCGCGACTCACTCGACGGAATGGCCGTCACTGGTCGGCTCCGTTGTGGAGGCTCGATCTTCGTCGTCGGCCTTTCGCGCCGCTATGGCGGCCTGGAGGGCTGACAGGATCGCGTCGCCCCGCAGCGTCTGAAGTGAACCGTCCGGGTTGGAGACGTCCACGGTCTGGCGTGCCTTGCCGAAATACTGCTCTCCGAGGAACTTCCCAAACACGCCGTGGCCCAGCCTCCCGCGCAGATACATCGCCTCCAGCATGCAGATGATGCGCGGGCGCTGCTCTGGGTCATTCGGGTCAAGCGCCTCCATGAAGTCGATGATGACCTTCTGCTTGTCGCGCCCGTTCTTGCCCTCGCGGTTGCGCGTCTCGCCGGGCTGGCACGGCGGCAGCAAGTTGAGCTTGCGCTTCTCCTTGCCGTCCATGGGCGGCGCGACCTCGGGCGGCCTGGTGGCGTCGTCAGCCATGGGCGGCCTCGGGTGCGTCTGCGCGGATGCCAGACTTCCCTGTGAATTTTTCCCACCTGGCTACCGCCACGTCCACGTAGCGCGGCTCGATCTCCATGGCGTAGCAGCGGCGGCCGAGTTGTTCGGCGGCGATGATCTGTGAGCCGCTGCCGCTGAACGGCTCGTAGCAAACCGCGCCGATACGCTGGTGCCCACTGACCAGCTCACCCGTCTCGTCGTTGAACACGATGTCGAGCGGGCCGAAGGTTTCGAGGCTGACCGCCAGGCCAGACCTCGCGCCATCGTCCATCTTGCGCGGGTTCCGCGGGTCTGGCTTCAGCGCGGAAAGCGGCAGACGCAATGGCGCGTTGCCGGATTCGTTTCCTGCATTCGATCCTGCTGCCACGCTCTCGCGTGGTACGATCGCTCTGCCGCAACGTCAAGATGGAATCGCCCACGTATTGAGACCAGCCCCATCACGTGGGTCGCTTTTAGGTGCCGAAGTGTAAGCCAGCCGTCTTGACATGAGCACCGCGACGTGCGCTCATAAGGTCCTCTCCCCTCACGAAAGCAACTAGGACCCCCAGGACGCGGCGGGGCTACGTCATCGCTCCGATGCTGCGGAACTCTGCGGCGAGCCGTCGGAATAGGTCGGGGTACTCGTGCTTGAGCCACGCGAATCGGCCGTAGCGCTCAGACGTGTTACCGGCGTACGTGCACACGCGAATCTCGCGCCGGGGCCGCAAGGCAGTGCGGTCGTAAAGCGCCGCATGACCCTGTGCCATTTCCGCTATCACCATCATTTTCCGCCGCAAAATCAGTAAGTGTTTCAGGGCATTTCCGAGTGCCCACCGCGTGACACCATAGCGTGCAGCAAAGTCGAGGGCGATGGCTCCAGGTAGTGCCTCGTGAGCGTGGACGGATTTCCGGTTCCACGGTACCGCCGATCTGGCGGGCTCGGTGGCCAGCGTGTACGTCACCAGCTTGCGATACCCCATTGCCCTGGCCGCGCGCCAGGCCGCCGCGTAGAGCATGGAGCAGGCGTTCGCAACGCCTGGTAGCGCGCACAGGCGTGTGACCTCCACAGTCCAGCCATCGTCGAGCACTCGCGACATCGGGCGACCAACGATGGCCACGGCCCGCACGTCCTCACCCTCTGCCGCGGCGATCGCGAATAGGCCGGAGACCGGCGCGCCGTGATGACGATGGTGCTGCGCCACGAACGCCTTGGCCTCGGTGATGGTCATGGGGACGAGGGTAAGCATCAGCGACGCCTCCGCTGCGCCAGCTTGGCCGTCGCGCCCTTGTGGCAACGCAGGCAAAGCGTGCGCAGATTGTCGAGCCCGCTGCACCCGCCCCCTTCCACGACCGGCGTGACGTGGTCGGCCTGCCAGAGCGAATGCTTGAGCCGCACATCCTCTCCGGCGCCTGTCCCGCGCGACCAAGTGCGAGTCCACTTCCGCAGGTCGTGGCCAGCCCAGAGGCTCAGGATGGCCAGCAGGATTTCGAGATCGCGCCGCCGCTTCTCGGCTGCCGGGTGGGGCACCTTGCGCACCAGAGCGCCGTCGGTCTGCTCGACCCACGGATTCAGGACCATGCGGCCGTTGTCCTGCCGGACCCACACCTCGGCCCACGACAGCTTGAGCAACCTGTCGGCCAGCCGCTCCAGTCGACAGCAGTCGAGCCCGCAGGCGGCGCAGATGCCACGGTCGCGCTCCAGCACCTTGCGGCGGGCGTACCCTGGCTGGGCCCGCAGGAGGGCCTCGTGGACGCACGCAGGGCCGCACCATGAGCGGCGATTCTTCGGGACCGGGCCACCGCACCAGCGGC